TGTTGCTTGGGTTCTAGATGTTTCAGCTCCGAATCCGCAGTATCCTGTTCCAGCTGATCGAGCGACAAAGATTGCACGGTTAGATTTAGATCTTACAGCTTCTAATCAGTTAAGCTTTACCAGTTATTCATTAGTCGGAACTAGGATAACTAATACTCACGGTGGTTCACAATATAACCAGTTGAAACGTGGAACGTATTGTTCTATCGGAGTTATGAAAGGTTGGAATAGTATTTTAGCACATAATCGAGTTGATGAGGCTCCATACTTAATTCGTAAACCAGTCTAATGGCAACACCTGAACGCGCTATCATCGAGACGTTGTTTAAGATTCCAGATAAAGCTGGAAACGACGTGGATTTTAAACTCAACCGTGAGCAAGCTCTTCTCGACGCTCGTTTAACTGGTCGAGATAGAGTACCCAAAGCGCGGCAATTAGGAATCTCTAGTTATGTACTTGCCAGATTCACGGCTAGGTGTCTTTATCGCAAAAATACTCGGGCCGTCGTCATATCGCATGATAAAGAATCAACTCAACGAATGCTCGCTCGAGTACACTACTTTCTCGATAACGTCAAGGGTCCTGCTGCAACGAAAAAACTTGCTAACCGCAATGAGATTAGTTTTCCTAAAACTAACTCTATGTTCTATATCGGTACTGCGGGAGCTCGTAAGTTTGGTCGCGGTGATACTATTACTAATCTTCATTGTAGCGAGATTGCTTTTTGGCCTGATCCGAAAACTTTGGTTGCAGGTTTATATCAGGCTGTGCCGCGTTCAGGAGAGATTTTAGAAGAATCTACTGGAAATGGAGTAGGTAACTACTATCATCGTGGATGTGTTCAGTCCTACGAGGGTAAATCACGTTTTCGGTTACACTTCTTTAACTGGTTACAATTTCAAGAATATCGAGTTCCCCTCAACGCAGAACAAAAAAAGGAACTTGGAAATCATCTGAGGGATGATTGGGAAGAGCCGCATTTAGTTCAAGAACTTGGACTTAACCTCGAGCAGATTGCCTGGAGACGGGAGAAACTTGAAGAGCTGGATTATGACCTGAGACTATTCAAACAAGAGTATCCAATAACTCTTGATGAGTGTTTTCAGGCTACCGGCTATAGTTTGTTCCCACTTGTTAATTACGTTCCGGAAGTTTCATGGACACGAGTTGATCCAAATCTCTGGATTAGAACTGATGAGCTACCAGTTATACGACACTATAAATATGCTATCGGTGCGGATGTGGCGGCTGGAGTTGGTAGAGATCGGTCAGTGGCAACTATCATAAACTTGAATTTAAACAAACAAGTTGGAGAGTATGTTTCGGATAGTGTAGCTCCGGATAATTTTGCTCACAAACTGAGATATATCGGTGAGATGTTTGGTGGAGCCTTCATAACTGTTGAAAGCAACAATCACGGAGGTATGACACTATTAGAACTAAAGAAAGAGTATAATGAAAGCTTGTTGTATTCTCACGATCAAGACACAGACAAAGTGTTAGAATATGGTTATCGAACGACAAGTAAAACAAAACCGCTACTGATTAACAACTTGCGACATGAGTTCACTGAGGGCTTTACAATTTGTTCCCCCGCCCTCAAGGACGAGCTAGCTACATTCGTCGAGACCTCTGAAGGAAAGCTTGAAGCAGAGGCAGGTTGTTTTGATGACCGGGTTATGGCTACTGCGGTGTGCCTAATGGGAGCGAGGAAAGCGCATCTGAGAGATATAGCGGTTGCTCGCAGTATTATGGGCTCCGCGGTGCCTGACCCGTTTTCTTTGGATGGTATATTGAAAGAGTTCGGTCGTCGAGGTCCGGGACGTTTTCCGATTCCTGCACAACATAAGGTGGCTTAGTGAATATTCTATTACTGACGAAAACTGGTGAGGGTTTCGGACTAGCACATCGGCTAGTTCAAGAAGGTCATGACGTAACTGTGTATGGGACACAAATAGATCTATCATCCCACAGCGGAATATTTAAAAAGAGTGCAAATCTTTGGGACAGTTTAAAGGATGTTAAGTTTGTTATAACTGATAGTACCGGTTGGCCACAGCTTCATGATAAATTAAAGTTCTATAATAGAATCGCTATCGGTACACATCCCATCCTTGAACTTGCGAACGTCGATGCGTATAGACAGTATGAGTTGTTTCAAAGATTTGGGCTTTTAACTCCAGAAACTAAAGTTTTCAACGATATCGGAGAAATGTTTGAAGGTGCTATTGATTGGGAGGCTCGACAAACAACTATCAAATATGGTGCAGTAGAGTTACACTGTAATTATCAGGACTGGCTTTCCTGGGGTATGACTAAGGTATCGTTAGATCAAAAGATCGTATTTCAAAAAACTTCAACCGGTGTGGAATATCAGATTTCTGGTTGGTTTAACGGAATTAGATGGTTAGATAGTTTTTCTATTTCTCCGGATATTTCAGGAAAGCTGTATAATTATGCTGTAGCTTACCCACTTCCAATAGATCATCGATTCGTAACTGAAACAATTTTTAAACTGGAACCCCTCTTAAAGACTTTGGAATATCATGGGCCTGTTCATATTAAAATCGCTGTGGGAAAATCAGAGATTCTGTGTACTCGTTTCTATGCTGGTTTTAAGTATCCATTGACTTATACTATGTTAGAATTTGTTCAGGATGAACTTGGTGAATTCTTACATAATGTTGCTTTAGGATCAACTTTTCAGCCTAAAAAGACAAAAGACTATGTCTCTGTGGTTCAGAGTTTGTGCACAGAAACTGGATTGGAGGGTGCTCCGATTTTAGGTATAAACAACGAGAGACTAAAACACATGGTCTTTCACTCTGTTGGGAGAGATGCGGATACGTATCGGTTGGCTTGTGGTTCTGTTGTGTTTACTGCTAGCGCTCATGGTCCTACCCTCGCTGATTCAACTCATCGAGTCTACGCTACTGTTGAGAATGTAAAGTATCCTGAGAAACATTATAACTCTAACTTACTTGGGCTTGCACATCCGTTCTTTAGTAAGTTAGAAGATTGGAAGTATATCTGATGCCTGAAGGTTATAGTAAAGGTAAGCCAGAAGTCTCCTATTGGCTTAGGCAGATTAGACACGGTCTCGAGTATCGTAAAAAATCTGCCTTTGAAGCTAGTTGGGATCGTTGGCGTCAATATTATCGTGGTGAGTGGGCAGACGGAGTACTTCCTACTAATGTGTTTTTTAAGATGATTCGAACAACTGTACCAAGAATCTATTTTAGAAATCCTAGTATCTCTATAGTCGCAACAATGCCCGGTATTGAGAATGCAATTCTTGCTAAGTTGCTAGAACGAACAGACAATAAAATGATTCGTTCGATGAAGGTTAAAAAGCAGATGAAAAGGATGGTTCAAGATGCTTGGATGTTTGGTACTGCGATTGGTAAGAAAGGCTTTGGAGCACAATTTCAGAGTACGCCAGAGCCTATTGGAGATACGTCTCCTCCTAATGCCGGGACGCCAGGTGGACAGAATGAATATATCGAGTATAATTATGATCTGATGAATAATATGCCCTGGTTTTTACGGGCGCCACCGAAGACCTTTGTTGTACCAGCAGAGACAGAGTATATTGAAGATGCACGTTGGACTTGTTTTTTGATTCGTCGACCGTTAGAGGACGTACAGCGAGACCCACGATTTAAGAATGCTAAAAATCTCGGTCCGAACAAAACCGACGTTATGAAGATGAGCAAAACTGCAGAAGATGCAGTTCCGATGATTGACCTTTACGAGATTCGAGACAAGAAAACAGGTATGGTTTTTGTCATCTGTCCGAATTTAAAAGAAAAGACGTTACTTTTCGAAACTGACGAATTTGCTAGATTAAAGATAAACGTAGCAAGTACACTTGTCTTTAATGACGACGATGAGAGATTTTGGGGTATCCCGGATTCACAAATCCTCGAACCTCTTCAGATGGAGTTAAATGAGATTCGTACGTATACGATGTATCATCGACGTTTGACACTTGCACGATTACTGGTTCGTAGAAATGCTTTAAGTGAGGAGGAGGCATTAAAGCTAGTTAGTCCAGATGTAAGTCCGGTTATTTGGGTAGATGGTGATCCGCGTACTGTAGTTAATACAATAACTGCTGCGGATATTCCTCAAGGTCTGGTTACTAGTCAACAGCTGGCAGAAAATGATGTACGGGAATCGTTGGGTTTCGGAAGGAACCAGTTTGGGGAGTTTAAGAGTGGGTCCCGATCACCTACAGCCACAGAGGTTGATGAAGTTAGCTCTGCGGCAGAAATCAGAGTCGATGAGCGACGAGATATGGTTGCAGACTTACTTGTTGATGTTGTCTCAGACTTTCACCCTATCATCTTCGATCACTGGAAAAACGAGCAGGTAGAACAAATCATCGGGCCCGCTGGTATACCCTTTTGGATAGCTTTCAAGCCGACGATGTTAAAAAAGGTTAGTTTTAATGTCTCAGCTGATCCAGATCAATCGTTGCCAGAAACTAAAGAGTTGCGAGAAGTTAAGGCTTTAAAGATGTATCAGACTCTTGCAACCAATCCCTTGATTGATCCTTTCAAGCTGACACAATATCTTCTTCGGGAAATGCACGGTGTTCAGTTTGATGATATGCTCCGCGGGTTACCTCAAGGTTTCGGTATGAGTCCGGAACAACCTTTTTCAGTAGGTCAGATGGGACAACTTGTTCAGAATGTCCAACAAAGTAATCCTCAACTGTTAACACAAGGTCCAGTAGGACCAGTTGGAGGACAACAGTGATCTATAAGTTTCGATGTGGCAGCTGCGGTGAGGAAGAAGATATCCATGCTTCCATACATGAACATACTAATATTAGTAGTAGAATTTTCTGTCAGTGTGGCGGAATCGTCCTCCAGGTTCTTGAATCTGCGATGACGGTTTTTCCTCGTACTGGCTTTCCTCGTAACGCTGTACATGAACACATCGCTGATAAACCTATAAAGCTGAAAGATAAAAAACACTTTCAAGACGTAGCTAATCAGAATGGTTGGACGACATCGTGGTTTGACGGCATATAGTTTGTTCAAAATATGAACGGAGATACAAATGGCTGACGTAACTAGAGTTATAGTAACCTTTACACCAAACGGTATAGAGGATATAGAATTTACAACGTTGAAATATGTTGACTATGTGAAGTTATTTGACGTATATAACAACATGGTCAAGGGATTTCAAATAGCTCTGGAACGAGAAAATAGAAAAACTTTACTCGCAAGGAAGGAAAAGGAGCGAGCACTTATTGAAATGTCTGACGAAGAAAAGAGAAATCTTGCACGCGATAAATTCTTAAAGAATGTAACGGAGATTGTAAATGGCTGACGAAAAACAGTTTAGTCTAAAAGATGATCCTACCTTTAAACAAATGGTAAGCGTTATTAGCGCGCTTGGAGCTGGGTTGAAGGATGCCCGTACACAAAACGAAGCTCTGAATGCAAAAGTTGGAGAATTAACAGAAACTCTTAAGACTCGTCAAAATGGTAATGAGGATAAAAAATCTGATTTATCGGACGAACAACTTAACGATATGCCTCAATCAGAATTTCTAAAGCATATAAAT